GTATACATCTTAACTTTCCTAAGTCAGAGTATACCTTGGGCTGGACTAGTTATAATCTAGAGATGGGCAAGTACTGTCAGCAAGACACTCGACTTGGCGAAGCTATCTTCAACAAGCAAAAGAGTTTCATATCAGACAACAAAGCTATTGTATCTTTCGAGCATACAGTATCTACAATATTAATGGAGCAAGTGTGCAATGGATTTAATTATGACCTTGATGCCGGAGAAGAGTTGTATAAAAACCTTATGTTGGAAAAGCTTGGTATCGAAGATGAAATGCGTCAAGTCTTCCCTGACCGGGTTATCATTAGACATTCGCCCAAGACAGGCAAGAGACTCAAAGACAAAGTAGATACTTTTAATCCCGGTTCTCGACAACAAATAGCTAACCGTCTTACCGAAAGGTATGGATGGAAACCACAAGAAACTGAGAAGGGAAACCCAAAGGTAGATGAATCCGTGTTGGCTGTGTTAGACTATCCAGAAGCAAAGACACTCGTAAAGTATTTCAATGCAATCAAGTTAATGGGTATGGTTGAGGACTGGAACAGTCGATCAATCAATAGTCGAGACAAGCGTATACATGGCAACATCAATCCACAGGGTGCAGCGACAGGTCGTTGTACTCATAGTCAGCCCAACATAGCACAGGTAAGTGGTGACCACAGAGCAAGAGAACTCTGGCTATGTGATCCCAAGCAGGTGTTAGTTGGTGCTGACTTGTCGGGGCTAGAGCTTCGTATGCTTGCCCACTTCATGGCTAAGTATGACAACGGTGAATATGGTAAAGTACTCCTAACAGGAGACATTCATACACACAATCAGAAGGCAGCTGGACTCAGCTCACGAGCATTAGCAAAGTCTTTCATCTATGCGTACCTCTATGGTGCGGGTGACAAGAAGATTGCTTTAGTTTGTAGTTGTAGTATTGGTGAGGCTAGAGGATTACGCGAACGCTTTCAGAAAGAAATCCCAGCACTAGCTAAGGTACAGGACATGGTAAAGTATGAAGCACTCAAGCACAAGGGTGTACTCCTGCCTGATGGTAGGCGTGTACCCGTGCGTAGCGAACACGCTGCCCTCAACACCCTGCTGCAGGGTTCAGGAGCCATCGTAAGCAAGTACTGGATGGTCGAGGCGTTCAAGGCTATCAAGCCCGCAGGAGCCAAGCAGCTGGCTTATGTGCATGACGAACTACAGTACTCATGTCCGGCAGATACTGCCGATGTATTTGGTAAAGCTGTTACTGCCGCTGCTACTACAGCAGGTGAGATGTTAAAGATGAATATTCGTATTGATGCAGAGTACTGCATTGGTAAGTGCTGGGCTGATACACATTAAGGAGACACATGTCTAAGTTAGAATTATATATTGCTGGTCCTATGAGAGGGTATCCTAACCATAACTTTGAGGCTTTCTATAAGGCTGAGAAGAAGTGGACTAAGAATCCTGCGGTAACTAAGATACACAATCCCGCTAAGATGGATGAGGATGAAGGGTTTGATCCCTCTACTGTTGAGGATTCATTAGATCATCTTCGTGCTTGCATGAAGCGTGACATTGATGCTATCCTTCAATGTACTGGGATGGTAATGCTCTGTGGTTGGGAGCATTCGGAAGGTGCGAGGGTTGAACATTCACTAGCTACATATCTAGGGATGCCGATCTTCTATGAAAGTTAATGGAAGAATTGTATTCTACAACTTCAAGAAGGTACAAGGGTGGCGATACTATGCCATTCGTTTACTATCTTGGAGCCGTCATACTCATGCTCACATTGAGTTTGATCTAAGTATACCATTTGCTTTTGTAGTGGTAGATCGTAAGCCAGTAAAGGTAATGAGACTTGCCAATCTTAAACAACTAAAGATAAGCAAGTACTATGAGTTTGATCTAGGATCTATAGACATGAGTGAAGAAGATATTACTTTTGCTTACAAATATAAACCACTCAATAGTTATAAGATGCTAGTGTATACACTCATAGGTAAACACATTGGTATGAAACAACCAACCAATTGTATTACTTTTATATGTGACTATTTAAAATTCAAAGGTTGGGATACACCCAATCTGTTCAACCCTAAACAATTATGGGAAAGCTTACATGATAACGATAATGATCGGTGGACAGGCAAGAGTCGGGAAGACAACACTAGCAAAGTGGATCAGTGAGTACGCTTATAACAATAAGTATACACCAGTGATTGTTCCCTTTGCTGCTGCCCTTAAGGAAGAGGCGGCTAAGAAGGGATACACTAAGGATACCAATCAAGAAGAGTATCGTGAGTTCTGTCAGACCCTTGGCTCTACTATGAGACAAGAAGATCCAGACTACTGGGTTAAACAATTCCGAATTAAGATTAAGAAACTATATGAGGAAGAGCAAGCTGCTCTAAAAACTGACCCATCTATCTGGCATGAGAAGGTTATCATTGTGGATGACTGTCGCTATACCAATGAAATTGCTGCTGCTCGTGACATCCGTGCTCTTACAGTCTTCATCTCAGCAGGTGAACGTGAACTCCCTGAGGAGTTTGCAGAGTGGAGAACACATGAGTCTGAAGCACTAGCAATTGCTATTGAGACAGGCAATAAACAATATGAAGACATGTTTCATTACACACTAAAGAATGATGAGAGTGAGGCAGCATTCAAAACTAAGTGCAATACAAAGTTTGATGAATGGTTTCACCTACTCTCCGAATCAATGTTAGATGATTTGTGTAACTGTGAGCTGTGCCTATCCTCAAGAGAAGACAGACTACCTGATGGAGATACTGTGTTTAAAGAGATCATGGAAATTTTTATAGATAAGGAAGACGATGATAAGCCAACCAAGACCTGATACTGCTGTGCTTGACGGAGACATCATTGCCTATCGTGCTGCCTTTTGGGCAGACCAAGAAGGCATTGAGTACCTTGCTGAGCGCATCGAACACGATGTCAAGGCATGGACTCCAGTAGGGGTAACGAAAGTATATGTGGCTATCTCCTGTGATCGTAAGGATAACTTCCGTAGACAGGTGTGGGAACCATATAAAGCCCATCGGGATGTGAAGAAACAAGCACCAGATTGTTTATCATATGCTGTTGATTTAATTAAACAGAACGACATACTCTTTGTTCCTACCCTAGAGGCTGATGATATTATGGGACTTATGGCTTCAGGCAATAAGGCTATTGCCGTAACCATTGACAAGGATCTCCGGTCTGTACCGGGGTGGCATTGGAACCCAGACAAAGAAGTTAAACCGCTGGAACTTGATACTTATACCGCTGACTTTAACTTCCACAAGCAGTGGATCATGGGTGATACGACTGATAATATCCCCGGTATCTGGAAGTGGGGACCTGCCAAGGCAGAGAAGTGGCTTAAGTATGTCCATCCAAGGAACTGGACAGCCGCCGTATTGGCAGCTTATGACCAAGCTAAGCCTCAGGAAATGGATAGATATGGATATGATTACTGTCTCGCTATGGCTAGGTGTGTACGCATCCTTAGACATGGTGAATATAACAAGAAAACTAAGTCCGTACTATTGTTTGACCCAATAGTTGGGGCTACTAAGAGTGATACTCAAGGGAACACTAATGAACACTGATGTAAACCAATACAACACTGAGTCTATAACTATTGTTAATCCAAACAATTACAATACTTCTACTTATACCCATAGCGATTCTAAGATCCCTATGGTACTCCATGATAGAGACTGTGCTCCAGCCTACCATACCAAGGGTGCAGCCGGGGCTGATCTTAAGATCACTACGGACACTACGCTACTCCCCGGAGTAGTAACTAGAGTACCCACAGGGGTTAGCTTAGCTATCCCTGAGGGCTATGTAGGTTTACTCTTTATGAGATCAGGTCTTTCTAACAAGGGAATCAACTTAGCCAACTCAGTTGGTGTCATTGATTCTGATTATCGTGGTGAGATTTGGTTACCACTTATTAACAATTCAACAATAACACACACTCTTAAACGGGGTGATCGTGTTGCACAGATTGCCTTCATGCCCGTTACACAGTTCTCGTTTGTCTCTGTAGATAAACTTCCTAATACTGTGCGAGGCGAAGGTAAGTTTGGGAGTACAGGAGTCTAATGGATACATTTCAAAAGTTTATTGCTATCAGTCGCTACAGTCGTTGGCTTGATAAAGAAAATCGGAGAGAGACTTGGGATGAGACTGTCGATAGATGGTGGAATTACTTTACTGGTAAAGCCCCTGTCCTTCTGACACGGACAGATATCAGAGATGCTATCCTTAATCTAGAAGTACTGCCAAGTATGCGTGGGTTGATGACCGCAGGTCCAGCATTGGATCGTGATCATACTGCCCTATATAATTGCTCATACATTGAGATTAATAAAACAACTTCCTTCTCCAACCTTATGTACATTCTTATGTGCGGTACTGGAGTAGGCTATACGGTTGAGCGTAGATGCACGGACAAACTTGGGACTATCCCAACAATTCATAAGATGTTTGATACAGTTATGTTTGTTGAGGATAGCCGCGAGGGTTGGTGTGATGCACTTAACAATCTACTTGACAATCTTTACAAGGGTATCCATATTAAGTGGGACACAAGTAAGATTCGTAAGTCAGGTGAAAGACTAAAGACCTTTGGTGGTAGAGCAAGCGGTCCTGCCCCACTAGAAGAAGTCTTTAGATTTGTAGTACAGACATTCTATTCTGCCCAAGGTCGTAGACTTACGCCCCTTGAGTGCCATGATATCTGCTGCAAGATTGCTCAGTCAGTCATCGTGGGTGGTGTACGCCGCTCCGCTATGATCTCTCTAAGCGACCTAGCAGACCGTGAGATGGCTACTTGCAAGAGTGGTGCGTGGTGGCAAGCCTCAAGTCATCGTGCCTTAGCGAACAACTCAGCCATCTACAATGGCAGACCATCAATGGGTCAGTTCCTCGAAGAGTGGACAGACTTATACAACTCCCATAGTGGAGAGCGTGGTCTTTGTAATCGTGATGCAATGAAAAACATTGCAGTCAAGGCAGAGCGTGGTGAGGATCATTACTATGGTACGAACCCATGTAGTGAGATCATCCTACGCCCCAATCAATTCTGTAATTTATCTACTGTTGTTGTCAATGCAACTGATACACAAGAGTCGTTAGAAAAGAAAATTGAAATGGCTACCATCATTGGTACTATCCAAAGCATGTTCACTTACTTCCCTTACCTAGCCAAGGATAAGACATGGCAGGATAACTGTGAAGAAGAGAGACTGCTTGGTGTATCCATGACAGGTATCTTTGATAACAAGCTGATGTCCGGTCTATTAGGACATGGCAGACTTAAGTATGTCCTTGAGGATCTACGAGAGACAGCCATCAAGACTAACCTTGACTGGTCTAAGAAGCTGGGTATTAATCCAAGTAAATCAATTACTTGTATTAAACCAGAAGGTACAACTTCATGTCTTGCTTCGTCAGCCAGCGGATTACATCCCCGGTATGCTGAGCATTACTTTAGAAGAGTCCGTATCGACAAGAAGGATCCACTCTACTTTATGATGCGAGATGCTCAAGTACCAGTAGAAGACTGTGTAATGAATGCAGATTCAACTGCCGTCTTTACCTTTGTTCAGGCTGCTCCATCGGGATCATTAACTCAGAATGAACTGTCAGCTATTGATCATCTTAACTTATGGTTAACTTATCAAGAGCACTACTGTCAGCACAAGCCAAGCATCACTGTTAACTATGCTGACAATGAATTCCTACCTGTTGGACAATGGGTATGGGAAAACTTTGATAAGATCTCTGGTATATCTTTCTTACCCAAGTCAGATCATATCTATGCACAAGCTCCCTTTGAATCTATATCACTAGAAACTTACAATTCGTTTCCTGTTATAGATGTAGACTTTAATCATCTCTCTTTATATGAGAAGACAGACACAACAACATCATCTCACACCTTAGCCTGTACTGCAGGAGCTTGTGAGATAATAGATTTAACAGGATAAACAATGGCAAGAAAAAAGAAAGCAACTGCACAATCATCTGCAGAAATTGCTGTCCAACAACAGCAAGTACAGAAACAATTGAGCGGTGTTCAGGGCGGTCTTTTAAATATGGAAAATGTAGGACAAGATTCCTACTTAGCTGCTACCGGAGAAACTGCCCTGACTAAGCAAGACTTACCTAACTTTGCGGATATTTATAATCCTCTCTATGAAAAGATGAAAGATATTAAATATACTTTAGGTGAAGATGCTACAACATCTACAGCTGATCAAGCATTCTATGTATTTAATGCAGAAACTGAAGCAAAGAAACAAACTGATGCACAGATTTCTGTGGTTGAGAAACAAAATGAAGATGCTGCTAAACAACAACAGAATATTGCTGAGTTTGTAAAGCAAGAAGGTGAACAACAAAAGCTTGCCATTCAACAGCAATACATTCAATCAGTAGTTAATAAATCCTCAACCCTAAGTAAAGGTTTTATTACTAGTGCTGATACTGGGTTTGATATGAATGCATATAAAAAAGCTAAAGGTAAAAATAAAACTATTTCTTATGATGCCAATCGAAAGCCTATCTATAGTTATAAACTATCAGAAGAAGAAGCAGCACAAAGATTACAGGTTGTAAAAGATACAGAAGCAATGCGGTTCAAATTAGATTCTACTTTACAACAAAGTGAGACTACTAAATATGCATCTGCTTTACAAGAGCAGTTAAAAAACATAAGCAAAAGTCTTGCTAAGACTATTAAAAAAGAAAACAAAGCTGTTGCTAAAGCTGAAAAGAAAGAAGCTAAGGCTGCAAAGAAAGCCAGTAAGAACAAATGATTACTAACATCCAACAATCAAAGACTCGCTTAGCTCTATCTACCCCAATAGATCTACCTGAAGTTAAACAGTTAATCAAAGATCTGTATATTCAAATAGAAGAGTTAAGAAATGAAATCAGAAAAGTATCCGAGAATAGACCCAGACCTGATAAAAATTCTGGAAGAACTATACAAGCCCCTTGAATACGATGCTGACTGTGAAGAAAGCAAGTTTGCAAGACGATCTGCATACAGGGCAGGGCAAATAGAAGTCGTAAACAAATTAAAAGCTGTGCTAAAGCAACAGCAAGGAGGCAAGTAACATGGGTGGAAGCCCTACTATTAGCGGTGGCATGACATATGATGAACAAAAAAAACTGATGGAAGACGAACGCAAATTCCAAAAGGAACAAGAAGAAGAGCGTAGAAAAGCAGCAGAAGATTCCGAGACTCGCCGTGTTGCTAGAGAAGCTATTGCTATGGCTAGAACCAAGGCAGATGAGCAAGCAGCAGTTCAGACATCTACCGCTGCAGAACAAGAAGCAATTATGGAAGCTCAGTCACAAGCTGAAGTACAAGGTACTAAGGGTATCCAAGGTGATAACGCTAAAGCATTAGATTTTTATTCAGCACTATACAATGGTGTATCTACATAAAGGAGTGTAAATGGCAAATAATCTTGTTGAACGCTTCCGAATGTTAGATGCAATGCGAACATCTAAACTATACCGTGCTCGTCTATGTGCAGCACTTACGGTTCCAAGTCTTCTACCACCTTCGGGATGGACTGAAGAGATGGAACTACCACAGCCAACATCATCTGTTGGTGCAAGAGGTGTGACTTCATTAGCTAGTCGAATGCTGTCAGCAATGATGCCTTTGAATGACACACCCTTTTTTAAATTTGGTCTTCGGTCTGGTGTAGAACCAACCGCAGAAATTGGACAGTATCTTGAGACTATGAGTTATCAAGTCTATCGCAAACTTATTGGTACTAACCTAAGAGAAACAATCTTTCAAACAATACAAAATTTAATTGTAGTTGGAGATTGTTTAGTACATGAGATGGATGACTTTAAGTTTAGAGTTACTCGTCTAGATAACTATGCTGTACAGCGTACTGTTGCTGGAGATGTCAATGAAATTATTCATATTGAATATGATCTTGTAGATCCAGAAGCAATTAGTCCTCACTTCTCTTTACCCGAATCCGCTAAGAGAGGTTACAAAAAAACATATTGTCAATATCTCAAGGAGGACAACCTATGGAAGTACAAAAAGGAAGACGGCGATGGGAACCTACTGACAAGCGGTGTCTACGAAGTATGTCCTGTGACGGTACTACGGTGGTACGGCATACCCGGAGAAAACTACGGGAGATCGCACTGCGAAGATATCCTAGGCGACCTATCAAGTCTTGATGGTTATACTAAGGCACTGCTTGATGGCATGGCAGCAGCCTCAGCTTTCTGGATGGGCATTGATCCATCCGGTATTACTGAGGTAGACGATGTTGCTGATGCACCCAATGGCTCATGGATCCCCGTGAGACAAGCAGATGTATTCGTACTGTCACCATCACAGACAATGAACCCACAGATCTCAGCCGCTCAGACCGCTGTTGAAACTATGCGTAGAGAGATTGGTCAGGCATTCTTAATGTCTGCCTCCTCACTACCAAGTGGCGACCGCGTGACTGCTACTGCTGTTCGTATGATTGGTTCTGAACTTGAGACAGTCTTAGGTGGAGCATTCAGTGCTATCGCTAGAGATCTCATGGAACCAATTGTCAAGCGATCTGTATTTTTAATGATTGAAAACGAAGAACTTGATACAAGAATGTATGAACAGTTCTTTGATGATGAAGGTGTATTATCTATTGAAGTAATTACTGGTCTTCAAGCCTTGAGTCGTGACACTGATTTGCAAAAGCTTATGCAGATGGGCGAGATGGTTCGCAATCTACCTGAGCAAGCAGCCGCTGCGTTTAAATGGGAAGAGTATGCTAGAGCATTGATTACTTCTCTTGGCTTTGATGCCCGTAATTGGGTACGCTCAGCTGAAGATATTCAACAAGAGCAGATGATGATGCAACAGCAACAGGCTCAGCAGCAGATGACTCAGGCTTCCACACAGGCAACTGCTGGAGCAATGGGTAACATCATGGCACAGGCAGGACAACAAGATCTCGCACAAAATGGTGGACAAGGTATCATGAATGTTCTACAGAACTCAGGTGCTGACATGTCTGCATTTACAGGAGGACAACCTAATGGCTAAGAAAGTTAATAAAGCTAGCATGTCTTGTAACAAACCTACTAAGTCTCCTAACCCGAATAAGAAACGGGTAGTAAAGGCTTGTGCTAATGGGCAAGAGAAGATCATTCATTATGGGGCAGCAGGTTATGGTAACAACTATAGTCCTGAAGCTCGTAAGTCTTTCAAGGCTAGACATAAGTGTGATTCCGCAAGTAATAAACTCACTGCTAAATACTGGGCATGCAAAGACCTATGGGGTGGACCCGGTAAGTCTAAGACATCATGCCCCAAAAATAGAAAATGTAAGTAATGAGCACAAGCCAAGCATTACAACAACAGCAATTATTTAATACCAAAATAGAAAACCGCTTACAATTACACACACATCCACTATCAAGTCTGACTCAAAGTGGGGCTGCTGCAGGTCATGTACCTACATGGAACGGAAGTACATGGATAGCGGCAGCACAAACAGGTAGTCAAGATGCTGGAGAAGCAATACCTGATTACTCTAATATAACTACTGTAGCAAACTTCAGTGCTCCTGTATCTTTTACCAGCCCCCTTTTTGTATTGCAAATAGGAGCTGTTATTCCAACGGATGGTCAAGTATTAACAGCATCAGGAGAAAATGGAACGGCAATTTGGGCTGATCCCATAAGCGTAGGCATGATTGATGGTGGCTTTCCTAGTGATAACTACAGCAACATCGCAATTATAGATGGAGGTACACCTTAATGTCAGCTAAAATTCAAATAAGACGGGGTACTGCTGCACAATGGACTGCTGCTAATCCAATTTTAATTGTTGGCGAATTAGGATTTGAAACTGATACAAAGTTGATTAAGGCTGGTGACGGTACAACAGCATGGACAGCTCTTGCTTACTACACAGGAGCAGCACCAAACGCACTAAATCTTACAGGTACAACACTTGCCCCTACTATTGTTTCATCTAGTTTAACCACAGTTGGAACTCTTACTGGTCTGACTGTCTCTAATACTATTACAGGAAACATAAACACTGCTTCACAGTTACAAAACACAAGAACAATAAGTCTTGGAGGAGAAGCAGCTGGTAATACAAGTTTTGATGGATCAGCTAATGTTACAATTACAACAACTATTCCACTGCTTGACGGCGGGAATTACTAAGGAAAACTATGGCAAACACAATTAGAATTAAACGAAGTACAGGAATCGCTGCACCAGCCTCACTTGCAAACGCAGAATTGGCGTTTACAGAAGGAACAAAAACTCTTTACTATGGAGTAGGTACTGGTGGAGCAGGTGGAACTGCTACTACTGTTGAAGCAATTGGAGGACTTGGTGCTTTTGTTTCTCTTGGAAGTACTGCACAAAGTATTGCAGGTGTTAAGACCTTTACTGGTGCTACTGTACTTGGAACTCCGGGATCTGGAACGCTCACTAATTGTAGTGGTCTTCCATTAACCACAGGTATAACTGGTACTCTTGCTGTTGGTAACGGAGGTACTGGAGCTACTACGCTTGCACTAGCGGGTATTGCCTTGCGGGGTGCAAACTCTGACATTACCTCCCTATCAGGACTGACAACCGCTCTATCTGTAGGACAGGGCGGTACGGGCGTTACTACAAGCACAGGCACAGGTGCAGGAGTTCACGCAGTAGGTCCAACATTTACAGGAACAATTGGCTGTGATGCTATTACATCTACAGGAAATATTATTGTTGGTGGTAATCTAACTGTCAACGGAACTACCACTACAATTAATGCAACTACAACGACTCTTGATGATCCCATCATTACTCTTGGTGGTGACACCGCTCCTGCAGCGGATGACAATAAAGATCGCGGAGTAGAATTTAGGTGGCACAATGGAACTTCGGCAAAGCTTGGCTTCTTTGGATTTGACGATTCAACTGGATACATGACTTTTATTCCTGATGCAACAAATACAGCAGAGGTTTTCTCTGGAACTATGGGTGACATCCAAGCGACTAATTTCCGTGGTGCTTTGATTGGTAATGCAAGTACAGTTACAAATGGTTTATACACAGACAGCACCGTTGACGGTGGATCTTATTAAGGTAACTAATGGCAAATATAATTCAGCTTAAAAGAAGCGCAACGGCATCAGCGATACCATCAAGTGGATCTCTAGTTGCGGGAGAACTAGCTGTAAACACAGCAGATGGAAAATTATATCTAAAAAAAGATGATGCATCGGTTGTGCAAATAGGTGCTGGATCAGGTGCTGGATTAGGGGATGCTAATACATTCACAGCACTAAATAGTTTTAATGCAGGTATATCTGCTGCTGGTGCAACATTTTCTAGCGCAGTAAACATTACATTGAATACCGCTCCCGCACTCAAAATCGGAACTCATGGAACAAAAGACCTACTATTATCATCTACTGATGGTGTAGGACTTATAGAACAAGGTGGGGCAGGTTCAGCACAACTAACGATTAGACAAGCAAGCGGTGGTATTGTTAAGATTGGTGGTGTTACTAATTTTGCTTATGTATCAGATGCTACTGACGCAATAGCATTGCAAACAATAGGAGTATTATATCTTGGAGATGCTGATGGTGCTAACAATAGTACCAGCATCACGATTGATGATACTGTTTCAAACATAACATATTCAGCAGGTCAACATACATTTTATGGTCCTATTACCGCACCAAATATTGCTGGGTTAGAACAAACATTCTTGTTTATGGGAGCATAAAAATATGGCAAATGTATACAAAGTTTTAGGTCAATCAAATCCTGCAGCAACAACACTCACAACGCTTTATACAGTACCAGCATCAACTTCTGCTGTTGCTTCTACTTTAACAGTGTGTAATATTGGAGTATCAACAACGGTTCGTGTTGCAGTTCGCCCTGCGGGTGCAGGTATTGCAAATCAACATTATATTATATATGAAACAGTAGTAAATGCTAACGATACCTTATTCTTCACTCTTGGTTTGTCGTTGGCTACCACAGATGTTGTGTCTGTTTATGCAGGAAGTGCAAATGTTTCTTTTAATCTTTATGGGACACAAATAACATGAGTTTTGGATATGCCACAAAAAGAAATATAACACCGAAACAAGTATCAATTAGTAATATTGATACTAGGATTGATAATATTACTCCTTGGGTAAGAAATCCTTCATGGACTGCGCTTCCTGCTATGACAGGTGCAGATAATAAATTTGTTGGTTTGCACAGAGTAGATGTAGGCAACGCAAACTTTTTAGCACTCTCTGCCGCAGGAAACTATACTGTAGACTGGGGTGACGGAAGTGCCACAGAAAATATTAATAATGGTGTGGTTGCACAACACCAATATGTGTTTACTGATGCAGGATTGGCTAACACCAATGCTCCTGTAACGCTTACTGATACAGGTGATGTGGTTACTCGCACAGCACATGGATACTTGAATGGATACACAGTACGTTTTTATAATATTGTAAGTACCACAGGATTGAGTGAAGGGCAAATTTATTATGTTATTAGTGCAACTGAGAATACATTTCAGGTATCTGCTACGCTTGGTGGATCTGCATTACCACTCACCACAGACGGAACTGCGACTTTACTGCCATACAAACTAGCAGTTGTTACTGTTACACCACAAGCAGGACAAACATTCACAACTATAAATGTACACAGAAAACACAATCAAACAAATTTGAATTCTTATGTTAGTGGATTTCTTGATATAAAAATTGCAGGTTCAAGTCTTACAAGTATTTTGATTGGTGTTGCTACTGCTGCCACATCTACACGACTTATTGATTTTAGATCATTAGAACGGGTGTGTATATTAAGTAATGCAATGACAAATGCAAGTGCAAGTTATTTATTTTCTACTATGACTGCTTTACAAAATGTTGTTTTGGTTTTTGATTCTGCTTTGACGGATATAAGTTTTATGTTTACTGGTTGTACCTCACTCACCACAGTGCCTTTGTTTAATACTGCAAGTGTGACAAATATGACTAGTATGTTTAATACTTGTACCTCACTCACCACAGCGCCTTTGTTTAATACTGCAAGTGTGACTAGTATGAATAGTATGTTTACTTTTTGTGGCTCACTCACAATAGTGCCTTTGTTCAATACTGTAAATGTAACTGATATGGCTTCTATGTTTAATGCTTGCCGAAAACTTATAAGAGTGCCTTTGTTTAATACTGCAAGTGTGACTACTATGCAGAGTATGTTTAGTAGTTGTCAATCACTCATCACAGTGCCTTTGTTTAATACTACAGGTACAAACTTAAATATGAATAATATGTTTAATACTTGTACCTCACTAACAACCGTGCCTTTGTTTAATACTGCAAGTGTTACTAATATGAATGCTATGTTTGGTAGTTGTAGCGCACTCCAATCATTGCCTTTGTTTAATACTGCAAATGTAACAAATATGGGTAGTATGTTTAGTGGTTGTAGCTCACTCACCACAGTGCCTTTGTTTAATACTGCAAATGTAACAAATATGTCTAATATGTTTCAATTTTGTACTCATCTTAAAACAGTTCCTTTGTTTGTTACTACAGGCGCAAGTTTAAGTATGGCTTCAATGTTTCTTAGTTGTACCTCACTCACCACAGTGCCTTTGTTTAATACTGCAAGTGTGGTTTCTATGGGTAGTATGTTTTCTAATTGTACCTCACTCACCACAGTGCCTTTGTTTAATACTGCAAATGTAACAAATATGGGTAGTATGTTTAGTAGTTGTGCCTCGCTCGTAACAGTACCTTTGTTTAACACTGCAAGTGTGACTACTGTAGGTAGTATGTTTGGTTTCTGTGCCTCACTCACCACAGTACCTGTATTTAATCTCACGAATGCGACTACAGTCTCTATGTTTGGTAGTTGTCCCTCACTGGTTAAAGCAACTGTATCTGGTGTTAGATTTGCTCAGACTGTCAATGGTTCCAAACTTTCTGAAACAGAACTTACAAGTATTATTGATAATATAGGAAGAGCAAACTCACAAGGCTTAGTATTAAATATTAGCAGCAATTGGGGAGCAGTAACTCCTGTTTCACTTACTTGCACTCCAACCGCAGGATTAACCACAATTACAGCAGCAAACACAGCAGGTGTTGTTGTGGGTATGCAGTGGACTGGTACAGGAAGTCCTGCCACTACAGCAATTGCTTGCACCTTTACAGATGCTGGTGATTTAGTCACAAAAAACGCACATGGTTTATCGAATGGTGATCGTGTTAGTTTTGCCACAATTGTTACCACAACAGGAATTCTTACCAATACAATATATTTTGTAATTAATGCAGCCGCAGACACTTTCCAAGTAGCAGCCACTTCAGGTGGTGCTGCTATTGCTCTTACTACAAACGGAACAGGAACAGTTCGTTGGGAATCTGTAGTTACTGCTATCACACCAAACACTAACATTACAGTTAGTAGACCCGCAACAGCAACTGGTTCTACCTCATTGGCATTTAGAACCCTAAAAACACAAACGGCTCTTCTCAAAGGATGGGCTGTAACAGGATAACAATATGGCATTTTATAAATTAGAAAACGAAGAAGTACAAATTGTAGAAACCTGTATCGCTGGAATGGATCTTGATCTTCATTACTTACAAAAAGATACTTATACCTATCCCGTACAGGGATGGTATTGGTTTGACACCATAGAAGAAGCATATGCGTTTTTTGATTTGGTGTATAAAGAACCCTAAAGAATAATAATGGCAAAGAAAACATACAAATGCAACTGTGGTAAAACTACCACATGCACAGGTAAAGACGCTACAAAGATAGTGTATCCAAAGAAAGATAAAAAATAATGATTCATACACATACAATGTCTCAAACAAAGCAAGCAAGAGAGGATATGTTTATTGGAGCAACGGGTTCCAATGCTAACTCTCTTACTGCATACAACGAACATGTTAGTTTAACTTCTATGGCAAATGATGCCACAAGTTTAATTATCCCTTCAGGTCTTTATACCCATGTACGGATCCATCCTTTACTACTTAGCTACACGACTAGTGCTGGCTTTCGAGTAACAGGTTGGTCTAAACTAGGTAATACTTACTATCCAACACTGTTGTTTGTAGGTTCAATTACAGGAGTTCAGGCTTCTACAATGATTACCAATAACGGTGTTGCCCTTAAAGGTGTATACGGTATTGCAGCAACCGCTGGATTGGGTGCAAACACATTAATTAATAACTCTGCTGTGCTGTCGGTAGCATCAGTAGTTGTCCCAGTGTTTGGATGTTCGCATATTGAGGTTGATTTTATCTCAAATACAGCTACATCAGCATACGCTAACTTCTTGTATAGCTATTGCTCTATTAATTAACCGTATAACTCCATACTCTAACATAATTATTTATAAGAAAGGAATACTATGAAGAAGAAACCAGCTAAGAAGATGATGATGGATAAGAAGATGGCGGTTAAGAAAGCCGCTTCCAAGAAGAAGCCTTATTAAATTTAACGAAAGATACACAATATGAATGAAGAGACTCCCGATATGATGGAACAATCCTCCGAGACTCCAGTCATGTCTTCGGAACAATCTCTTACATCGACTCCAGAGGATGCTCAGCTTGCTCGTGAGAAAGTAGCCTTTGATGCTTATGTAAGAAACCAAGGTATGGCTGTCCCTGAAAACTTCAAGGATGCCGGAGCTTGGTTTGAGAGTTTAAAGACTGCTCAAAAAGGATACACTCAGTCACGACAAGAAGTCGCAGACCTGAAGAAGAAGTACGAAACAACCCCGTCAACTACTAATCCAGTTACGGGACAACCTGTGGTAGAACCTGTGAAGGAAGTAATTCCTTTGCTACCAGAGATCTTAAAGATTCCAGAGAACAAGGTTGAAGAGGTAGCCAAGGTAGAGAACATCCCGGCATCTTCAGATGATTGGAAGCAGTGGACCATTGAGTTCACGGCTAACAATGATCTTTCGGCTGAGACATTGGAAGTCATTAAGAAGAAGACTGGTCTTCCTGATTATGTTGTTAATGAATATATGCAGGGACAGAAGGCTAAGATTGAGATGGCTTATACTAAGGCATCTGAGTTAGTTGGTGGTCGGGAAGAGTTGAGTAAACTCTTTGTCTGGGCTAGCAAGAA